CTTGGTTTATGCCTTGTGAGCAACACAAACTTAAAGCACCTTGTCAAGAGGGCTATGAGCAGTACGGTATGAAAAGAAAGAATGGCAAATTAGTGCCAAATTGTATTCCAATAAAATAAATAAAATGAGCAAAAAGACAATTAGCAAGATGCTATTTAGCAACCAAGAACCACAAAAGATTGAATTAGCTTTAGACGGTCAATTAAAGGATATTGAGCAAAAAGCACAATCTGTATTTAATGATGGGCGCAGAGATGCTTTACAAGAAGTTTTAAGTGGTGCAGGTAAAATGGAGGCTGCACAAAAAAAACTACAAAAACTACAAAACGAAGTAGATGCTGCTTATGCTGATGGTAAAAGAAAGGCTAAAGAATTAGGAGTTGATTTAGATAGTACAACAGTAGGTAAGAATTTTAAAAGAGCGTTTAATGATGTAAATGACTATATAATTTCTTCACAATCTGCTGTAAGTAAATTAAGAAAGTTTAAATTATAATGCCTAAAAGAATTGAAGTAGCGCACATAGTAAAACCCAAAGTAAAACGTAAGGGTGTACACGCTAAAACTAAAATGAGTAGTATAAAAGGCAGTAAGCTATATAAGAAAAAAAATAGAGGGCAAGGATGAAAGATTTAACAGTATCACGCACAAGTCCTAAAAGCAGTAAACGTGGATGTTTATGTGCTGACAAAAACACTTACAGTACAAAATGCTGTAAAGGTAAATTAATCAATCAAGGAATAGGAAAAATATAAATTATGAAAAAAGCGATGAGCAAGATTGCTCAAATAAATAAAGAAGAACTATCTGCACAAAAGGTGGAGTTAAGTTTTGTAGATGACTTAAAAGGTTACGAAAAAGAATTATACAGCGGTATTGATGACTTAATGAAATTTGCTACTGATGCAAGAGAAGCTATTAGCAAAGGAGTAAGGGAGTTAGACAGATTAAATAAAAAAGTAGCTGAAAGAATTGCTTCTGATGTTGAAAAATCAGCAAAAGAATTGGGTGTAGATGTACCTGAATTAAAACAAGTCTTAAAGGCTATAAGCGCATTTGAGCAACAAAAAAAGACGCTTACTAAAGTTTTAAGATAAAACTAAAAATGTAAAATAAGTAAATTAAATAGTTATAGTTATATGAAAGCAACCGAAATGTTAAATAAGATTAAAACCTATCTAGGCGAAGAAGCTACTGACATTGTGAATGATGTTGAGCAAAGCCAAGAAAAGGTTGAACTAGCAACTGCAAAGCTAGATAACGGTACTGTATTAGAAGCAGAAGCGTTTGAAGCAGGAAACGAAATATTTATAGTTACCGAAGATGACAAAGTAGCATTGCCTGTTGGCGATTATACTATGGAAGACGGTAAGATGCTAGTAGTAGCAGAAGAAGGCATTATTGCTGAAATCAAAGACCTAGACGAACAAGCTGAAGTAGAAGCTGAAGAAGATAAAGAAGAAATGGGTTATGTTACTAAAGAAGAACTAGCAGAAGCAGTATCTGAAATCAAAGCTATGATTGAGGATATGAAGAAAGAAGAAATGAGCGAAGAAGCAGAAGTAGAATTATCAGAGGAATTACCGAAAGAAGTAAAAGAGGAATTGTCTGAACCTGCTGCCGAGCCTATTGCTCATAACCCTGAACAAAAAAATAACAATATTGGTGTAAAGTTTGCCCAAAACAGAAAGCAAACAACACTCGATAAAGTAATGTCTAAAATTAACAATTAAAATTAAATAAAATGCCAAACCCAACTATTACAAGTTCAAGTTACGCAGGAGAGTTTGCAGGAAAATATCTTGCTGCTGCACTTTTGTCTGCTGATACACTAGATAGCGGAACTGTTACTATTTTACCTAACGTAAAGTATAAAGCTGCTATGAAAGTAGGTTCTTTTGCAAATCTTGTCCGCTCTGCTGACTGTGATTTTGACGATAGCACCTCTACAATGACACTAACCGAGAAAGTACTTACTCCTGCTGAATTGCAAGTAAACTTACAAATCTGTAAGAAAGAATTACACGCAGATTGGGAAGCTGCTCAAATGGGCTTTAGTGCTTTTGATGAATTGCCACCTTTATTCTCTGACTTCGTTATCGCACAGGTAGCTGCTGAAGTTGCTAATGCAACTGAAACTTCTATTTGGTCAGGTAGCACAGGAGAAGGTTCTTTTGATGGTTTTGACACTCTATTAACTGCTGACGGTGGTGCTGATGTAACTGCTGTTTCTGTTGATAGTACAAACGTAGTTGCACAATTAGGTGCGATTGTAGATGCTATTCCTTCTACTGTTTACGGAAAAGAAGACCTTAACCTTTATGTATCTTCAAACATTGCTAGAGCGTATGTACGTTCTTTAGGTGGATTTGTTGCTACTATTGGTGGTGCAGGTACAGATAACAAAGGTTCACAATGGTACAACGGTGGTCAGCTTTCTTTTGAGGGTATCAACATTGTTGTAGCTAAAGGACTTGCTGATAACACAGCAATTGCTGCACAGAAATCTAACCTATTCTTTGGTACAGGTCTACTAGATGACCGTAACGAAGTTAAAGTTATTGATATGGCTGACCTAGATGGTTCACAAAACGTAAGAGTTGTGATGCGTTACACAGCAGGTGTACAATACGGAGTAAGAGGCGACATCGTTCTTTACTCATAATATTAACTAACATAGAAAGGGTGGGCTAGGTGTATCCTACCTGCCCTTTTTTAATAAATAAAATAAATATGAGTTGTGCAATAACAAAAGGTAGAGGTATAGGCTGTAAGGCAGCTTATGCAGGTATCAAAAATGTATATATACTTGATTATAGCGCAGCGATTGCAGCGTTAAGCCCTTCATCGGGGACGGTAACATTACCATCAGATGGAAATACTGAATTTTTCAAGTTTGAGGTAAAAGGTGGTCAAACATCTTTAGAGACAAGCGTAACATCAAGCAGAGAAAACGGAACTACTTTTTATGAAAGTACTCTAAATATTACTTTTCAAAACCTAGATGTTGAAACACAAGAGGAGATAAAACTCTTAAACAGAGGTAGAGCGCACTATGTTGTTGAACTATATCCTGACGGTACAGGTACTACAAAGTACTTACTAGTAGGAAAAGACAACGGTGCAGAGGTTACAGGTGGTACTATTGTAACAGGAGCAGCAGCAGGGGATTTACAAGGGTTTACACTTACAGCAACAGCTAGTGAGGTTAATCCACCATTCTTCTCAACTGTGCCTGACAGTAGATGCTACAACTATTACTCCTGCTTAATATATTTTTTATATATTTGCGTAGAGTATAAGTTTTTTTTGATTATGATAGAGGGGGGTGCATTAGCATCCCTCTTTTTTTATTACAAATTCTCACTTTTTATCGTTATACTTATATGAAGATTGTATCAGTATCGCAAACACAAACATTTAAGTATATACCAAGAGCAGAGTATGTTACTCAAACGCTTACATATACTGTTACTGATGAACAAACTAACAAGTCTGAAACAATTACAGCATCTACTATTGTTGATAGCAATGAAAACTTTTTAACAGCTTCTATGACATTTGGCAGCAGCAACGCACCATTTAGAGAAGGACACTTTTACACACTAGAGGTTTTAAATGGCAGCACATTAGTATATAGAGATAAATTGTTTTGTACAGCACAAGCACCTGTAACACAAAGCAGGTATAATGTAAATAAAGACGTTTACGATACAAACGATACACACAATAACGATTATATAGTATTATGATACACGCTTTAAGTTTATCGAATTATGTTAGCCCTACTATTGAAGAAAAAAAGGGTAAGGCATTTGTAACATACGGAGATAAAAACTCATACTTTCAGTACCTAATAGACCGTTACAATGGCAGCCCTACAAACAATGCTGTTATAAACGGTATTAGTGAAATGATATACGGTAAAGGATTAGATGCTACTGACAGCAACAAAAAGCCTGATGCTTACGCACAAGCCATTACACTATTACATAAAGACTGTTTACGCAAACTATGTGCAGACCTTAAATTGTTTGGTCAATGTAGTATGCAGGTAATTTACAGTAAGGATAGAAAAAAGATAGCAAGGGTTGAGCATATACCTGTTGAACAACTAGCTGCTGAAAAGTGCAACGATAAAGGAGAAATAGAAGCATATTACTACTCTAATGATTGGGCTAAATACAACCGTATTAACCAAGTAAAGCGCATACCTGCTTTTGGTATGAGTAATGAAGCTATCGAAATTGTTTACGTTAAGCCTTACAGAGCGGGGTACAAGTACTATGCCACCCCTGACTATCAAGGTGGGTTGCAATATGCAGACCTTGAAGAAGAAATATCTAACTTCCATATAAATAACATACAATCAGGATTAAGTCCTAGTATGCTTATTAACTTTAATTCAGGTACTCCTAGTGCAGAAGAAAGAGAACAAATAGAAAGACGTATCTATGATAAGTTTTCAGGAAGTAGTAATGCAGGTAAGTTTATACTATCGTTTAACGACAGCCCTGAAACAGCAGCTACAATAGACCCTGTACAATTAAGTGATGCACACAACCAATATCAGTTTTTAAGCGATGAGAGCAGCCGTAAGATACTTGTAGCGCACAGGGTAGTATCTCCTATGCTTTTGGGTATTAAAGACAATACAGGGCTTGGAAACAACGCAGAGGAGTTAGAAACAGCTACAAAGCTAATGATGAACTTGGTTATTAAACCTTTTCAGAACTTACTAATAGAAGCGTTTGATGAAATACTAGCTTATAATAATATATCTCTTAACCTATACTTCAAGACACTACAACCTTTAGAGTTTATAGAAATTGACAAAGAAATTGTTGATGATGAAACACAAGAAGAAGAAACAGGTGTAAAGTTAGCAAGTGATTTAGATAAATTTGTAGACACAGATATTGCTGATGCTCTTATAGATTTAGGACAAGATGAAGAAGAACTACTAAAGGACTTTGAAGTTATAGACGAGCAAGAAGTAGACTATGACAATGACGATGACCTAAACCAAAAGATTAAGGAGTTAAACGAGCAAACTAATCTAGCTAGTACAGGTAGTGCCAAGCCATATAGTGAAAGCAAACAAGATGGTAAGTCTAAACAAAAAGGTCAAGAGGACAAAACATATTTAGTTAGATATATGTACAACCCTGCAAAGACTAAAGGCACATCTAGAGAGTTTTGCAAAAAAATGGTAAGTGCTAAAAAGGTATATCGTAAAGAAGATATAAACGCTATGACAAGTAAAGGTTGTAAATGCAGGTTTTGGTAAGGGTGGTTCTGATACTTACTCTGTATGGCTATACAAAGGTGGAGCGAGATGCAACCACAAATGGTTTAGACGTATTTACGCACGTAAGGAAGGCTCTAAAAGTCTAGGTAGTGTAATTAGTACAACAGAAGCTAAAAGTCAAGGATTTAAGCCCGAAGCTAACGCACAAAAAGTACCTGTCGCACCTAAAGATATGAAGTATAAAGGTTATACTGCTGCTTATTGGAATAAAATGGGATTTAAAAACTAGATATGGCAACAGCATTATTTATAAATAGAACAGACCTTGTAAAGAATAGCATCCTTGATGGTAGTGTAGACAGTAATAAGTTTATACAGTTTATCAAGATAGCACAGGAAATTCACGTAAGAAACTACACAGGTAGTAAGCTATACGATAAGTTACAAGCTGATATTATTGCGGACAATCTAACAGGCGATTACCAAACGCTAGTAGATGAATATCTTGCGCCAATGCTTATCCATTTTGCTATGGTAGAGTATTTGCCTTATTCAGCTTATCAGTTAAAGAATGGTGGGTTATTTAAGCACACAAGCGAGAACGGAGAAACACCTAGTAAAGATGAGGTGGACTTCCTAGTACAAAAAGAAAGAAACCTAGCGGAATACTATACAACAAGATTTATAGACCATATGAGTTTTAACAGTAATTTATTCCCTGAATATAACAATAACTCTGATGACGATGTGTACCCTGACAAAGATAGTTTATTTAATGGGTGGGTTTTATGAGAATGTACAAACCAAAAAGTAAGAATATAGTTAAACTAAAAAAGTATATAAATGCCAAACGAAATATATCACAAAAGCAATTGGGGAAACGCTAACGCAGGGGAGTTTGGCGATGTGTACTTTGATGCAGCAGCAACAAACAAGCTGTACAATCACTCTGACTATTACGAGAACTCTGATGGCACAGATAAGATATTAAGAGACATACCTAACAAAGCTAGTATAGTCTTAACACCTACTGCATATTCAGATGGTAGCTTAAATACTGTTATACCGCCTTATCAGGTATTGCCTACTGAATTGGTTACTAATGGAGATTTTAGTGATGGTACAAATGGGTGGACTATTAATGGGGATAATTTTAGTATTGTTGATGGGGCTTTAAGAATTAACAGAGTTACGAATACAACATATATACAACAAAATGTTTTAACTTCAGGAAAAAAATACAAAGTAGAATTTGATGTTTTAGATAAAGTTGATAATAACGGAACTTTTATTGTACGTTTAGGGAGTAATAATGTTTATGGTGTTTCTAATTATGAGGGTACAAGGTTTAGTAAAATATTAACTTCAAGCGGTATTGATTTTAGGATATATTCATCATCAGATAATGGGGTTATTTACATAGATAACGTAAGCGTAAAAGAAATACAAGAAGCCGACTTTGACTTTACAAGAGGTTCAATTGCTACAAGAGTAAACGAGCAAGGGCTTATAGAAAGTATTGCAAGTAACTTACCAAGAATAGATTACACATCAGGGTTTGGTAGTTTGTTATTAGAGCCACAGAGGACTAATTTGATTACGTATAGTGAGGATTTTAGTCAATGGCAAAAATTAAATTCAACTGTAACGAGTAATGATGTAACGTCTCCTGATGGTAAAATAAATGCAGATTTGATAAATTACGATATTACCTCATCTAATGGATATATAAGAATTGCACATACTGCATCATCAGTTGTTAGTTTTTATGTAAAATACAAAGACATACAATGGCTAATGGTTTATGGAAGTGGTTTGGGTGCAGGTAAGTTTATTGACATTGAAAATAATATAATCGGCGCTAATGTTGGTTCGGGAGCAAGTGCAGAAATTACTAATGTAGGAAACGGATGGAAAAGAGTTGTTTTAAAATCTTCATCTTCCAATATAACGCAAACGAGTATTTACGCAGCTTCTTCCGATGGTTCGTATGCAACAGTTACTCTGTCAGGTGGTGTTTATTTATGGGGCGCACAAGCCGAAGCAGGAAGCTACCCAACATCCTACATCTCAACAGAAGGTAGTACAGTAACTCGCGCTGCTGACGTAGCAAACAATAGTGGTAATGCTGACTTGTTTAACGATAGTGAAGGAGTGTTGTATGTTGATAGCGCCGCTTTGGCGGATGATGGTGCTAACAGACAAATGACAGTTTATGGAACAGGTGGAAATAGTGTTAGATTATATTATCATACAACTTCAAACACAATAAGATTACTGATACAAGGTGGTGGCACAACAAAAGTTGATGAAATTTACACAACAGGTGATATTACTTTATTTCACAAAATTGCAGGTAAATACAAAGACGGTGATACAGCTTTATGGATAAATGGTTTTGAAGTAGAAACAAGTAATGCAACGCTTTCAATTAGCGGATTGTCTTCTTTAAATTTAGAAACCTCAAGCGGTGGTACAAATGTTTTTTTAAGTAAAATAAAAGAACTTGCAGTATTTAAAGAAGCATTAACGGATGCAGAGTTGGAAAATTTAACAAGTTGGGTTAGCTTTACAGAAATGGCTACTGATTTAGAATACACATTAGAATGATATACGACAAGGCATCTTTAGTACAAATACCTAGTGGCTACAAAAGTGGTACACTATACTCTGTTGTGCCTAATACTGCTGATGGAGATTTTACAGTAACAGGAGACCCACAAGGCGAAGCTACACGAGTAAACAAAGACGGACTTATAGAAAGCGTAGCTGCAGACCAAGCTAGACTTAATTATGACCCTTCTAACCCACAAGACCCACATTTACTTTTAGAGCCTACAAGGACTAATAGCTTACCTGAAAGCGAAAACTTTAGCACCAATTGGATTGCAATTGGATTATCTGTGAGTAGTGGTATATCTTCTCCTGATGGTGGTACAAACGCATATTCTTTAGTTGAAGGTACAGGTACAGGAGGAAAAATTATATATGATACAATAAGCGTAAGCGCAGGAAGTGTTACATATAGTTTATTTATGAAAAAGGGGGACAAAAGATATACTGCCCTTTTATTAAGTGGTGTAGTTACCACCTCAATGTTTAATGTTGATTTAGAAAACGGAACAGGCACAACTGCAACAGGGTCGTTTGACAGTACAAATATAGAAGAATACCCAAACGGTTGGTATAGAATTTCTGTTACAACAACAGCAACAGCAGGGAACTTAAACTGTAATGTCTATTTGATGAATGGTGCAGCCTATAACGACAGAAATTATACAGGAAACGGAACAGACAAAACTTATATTTTTGGCGCACAATTAGAAGCAGGAAGCTACCCAACAAGCTACATACCTACAAGTGGTTCAGCAGTTACAAGGACAGCAGATACTTGTGGAGATGCAGGGAATAGCACGATTATAAAAGCAGAAGGAAGTTTGTTTGTGAATTTCACTACATCAAATACTGATAACTTTAAAAGAATTAGTATTACAGATGCATCTGATAGCAACAATAATATATTTATTCAATTATTAGGAACTGCATTTGCCGTACAAGTTGTAAGTGGGGGTACTACTGTTTATTCTTGGGGGTTTTCTATAACCTTGTCAGATAGACATAAGATAGCGTTAAGATACAAAGATGGAGATAGCCAACTATATTATAACGGCACACAACAAACAGCTACAACAACATCAGGCACTTGGTTTACAGATGGTTTACTAGATACATTTAGTTTAAATCAAGGTAGTTTTTTTAACTTTTACGGAGAGATGTACCCAACAATGCTATTCAACGAAGCACTATCAGACAGCGAACTACAAACACTTACAAGTTAATTATGGCAAATACATTTAATTTAGGAAACGGTAATTGGGCGCAAAAGACAGAGAAGCTTCTTGCGTATAATGCCGAAAACGACAACTACAAACCACTACCTTTTGACTTTGACAGGGGTTCAACAGCTACAAGGGTTAACAAAGATGGTTTAATCGAAACAGTAGGCGTAGACGAGCCACGTATTGACTTTCTAAACAACACTAAAGGGCATTTGTTATTAGAGCCGAGTAGGACTAATTTAGTTACTTATTCAGAAGATTTCAGTCAATCAGTTTGGCAAACTTGGCAATCAACTAAAACACTATCAAACAACATTAATCCAAAAGGAATAAATGGTTACTACGAAATTTCACATACTGGAAGTTCATCAAATAATCCAAACACAAGATTGAGAAATGTTTCTTTAAATGGTTCATACACGTTAAGTTTTTTTGTTAAAATAAATCAGTCAAGGTATATTTCTTTATCAATAGACGATTATGATGGAGATAGAGCAAGTGTGTACTTTGATACAATAAATAAAACATTTACAACAATTAGTAATGTAGGTTCTCCTATAACTAATACATCTTATAGTGAATTTTCAAATGATTGGATTAGAATATCACTATCAGTAAACTTATTAAATGCAGTTTATAATGAAGTAGGTATTGGAATATATAATCCAAGTGGTTCTTTTCCATCTGCAAGTGGAGAAGTTATTTCAGTTTTTGGTAGCCAATTAGAAGAAGGAAGCTACGCCACTTCGTATATACCAACATCAGGAAGTACTGCTACAAGGAGTGCGGAAACTTGTAATAATGCAGGTAATGAGCAAGTAATAAACTCAACA